TTATGCCTGTGAGCGCAAAGGTCAGTCCCAATGACTTGTTTGTCAAAGACAAATATGTATCTGAAGAACTGCGCAACTTGGCCAAGGAGTTTGGTATTCTAATGATTACTGCGTCGCAGTTGAACCGCGGTGCTGTGGACGAAGTCGAATTCGACCACAGTCATATCTCGGGTGGTATTAGTAAAATTAACACAGCGGATAACGTGTTTGGTATCTTTACAAGCCGTGCAATGCGTGAACGTGGACGTTATCAGATACAGCTAATGAAAACTCGTAGTAGTTCGGGTGTTGGCATGAAAGTGGACTTGGACTTCGACGTCGAAACACTACGCATCACAGATCCCGGAGAAGATGCACAGGGTACGTCGGGCACAGTTAAACCACAGGTTGGAAGTATTCTTAGTAGTATCAAGCCCAAAGTTAACATGACATCGGGTGCAGACAACGACGAACAACCCAAGTTTCAACGTGCCACAGGCACACCTGCTTGGGAAAAGCCAGCAGGATCTGGGTCGGGAGAAATCAACAGCACAAAACTTAAGAATATGATTGCTGGTTTGAAAAAAGCAGACTGAATAAATACATTTAATCTGGAGCATTATCTTGCAAAAAAAGACCCGCAGTCTGCTAGAAGAGTTAGATTCTTTACGCCTACAAAAAGACAAAGAAAATCTAGTAGAGTCACGTGCAAATCATGTTATTGCCGGCGCAATAAATTTAATTAATTTTATTCGCGAAAACTATGCTCCCGAACAAGCCGAAGAATTAGAACGTCGCCTTATTAATAGTATAAGATCGCAGAACGGTTCTAAATTCACTAGAGGCGTTAAAAGGATAAAAAATGAATCTAAGTGATTTTGCCGCAGAAGGTCAAATTTGGAGCGGTGTCAAACAGGCCGCAGGCGGACTTGGATCTGTGGCCATGGGCATTGGAAACGTACTAGGCGGTGTCGCCACTGGGGCAGTTAAAGGTCTGGATGTATTAGGTGGCGGCAGCGGCGACGTTGGCACAGCTTCCCAACGTGCAGAAAGAGCGGCCAAACAGCAAAAAAAGCAAATGGGTGCAGAGTTACAGGCCTATGATAAAATAGTGCCCACCAAAGGACTGGCGGAATTTACAGCAAGACTTAAAGAGCAGGGTATAGACATAAACAACGATAAAACCTTTGACAGGTCGGACCTACTCAATCAATTAAGATCATTTGCACAAGAATTTTATGCGGCTGATCCAGGTTACGATGCGCAGACAAAAACGCTGAATCGTTACATGGCCAACAAAATTGAAGATGAGCCTTTGCCAAACACTATTAATAGAAATACTGTGGCTAGTTACTTAACTGCACTAAGTCATGCCAAAAAGATAGGACTTACTAATATTGTTTCGACCACGAGGCAAGCACAGAGTGCCGATATTAATCAACAGATTAATCAACTGGCCAGCGTAATTATCGCCCAACTCAGATCCGGCAAAACGGTGCCCGACAATCTTATAAAACAGTTTACAAATGCCGAACAATTACAGCAAGAACTATATAGGCAAGGTGTAGCTTCAGCCGCAAGAACAGATCTACAAAACTACGTCGATCAGATGTTAGCAGACACACCCCAAGCAGAGCCTGCAAATACCACAGTGCCGAAAGCGGCACCGGGCATGGTAAACACTATCACTGTGGGTACACGCGGTGGGGCCAGAAAATTCTTTATTGACAGACGTGACCAATGGTATGAATATCTTGGCAGTGATTGGCCTAATGCGATAGAAACAAGCAGACCTGTTACAGATGATGCAACAGTGGATTTTCTTGCTAAACAAGTAGCAGATGGAAGACTTAGACAAGAACCCTTTGGTTCACCAAAGAAACGTAGATCATGAAATTATTTGAAATAAAAGAAAATCCAAAATTATGGCTGCTCTGCGAAGCCGCAGAGGGAAAAAACGTACACCTTGAACACGTTGAGGACCTTGTATACAATGAAGGATATATGGGAGCTCAGAAGGCACTTAATTACTGCGAGGGCCTTCGCAAAATGTTTGCACAAGGCGAAGGTAGTCCTGTGCGTGTCACAGTAAAATGGGATGGCTCCCCTGCAATTATCTGTGGCGTAGACCCTGCAGATGGAAAATTCTTTGTAGGCACAAAAAGCGTATTCAGTAAAACTGAACCCAAACTCTGCAAGTCTACTGGAGATATTAAAAAATTCTACGGAGAAGCAGAAGGCTTGGCAGCTAAACTAGAAGTAGCATTAAAATATCTTAGTAAATTGGGCATTGGCGGAGTACTGCAAGGCGACTTAATGTTTACTCCCGGCGATCTAGAAACTATTAATATCAGCGGACAAGACTACGTAACATTTACACCTAATACAATTACCTATGCCGTTCCAGTGGACTCTGCATTGGCCAACAAAATTACCAAGGCTAAACTAGGCATTATTTTTCACACTAAGTATGAAGGCACTAGCATCAGTGACATGCAGGCCAGCTTTGGGGCTTCGGTTGAGGGTCTTGCCCCTAGCAACGACGTTTGGTTCGACGACGCATTTTACAAAGACCTTACAGGTAGAGCCAGTCTAACACCCGAAGAAGATCAAAAAATCAAAAATTTATTATTGTCGGCGGCCACAACTTTAGGCAAAATTAAAGAAACTGAATTTAATAGAATTATTTTTTCAGATAGACAAAAAAACGAATACACAGAATTTGGATCTTACATTAAACCTTTTGTTAACAACATGGTGCGTGGAGGAACACAAGTAGGGGAACCCACGCAATTTCTGCAGAATTTTATTAATTTTTATCGTGGTAAGATGGAAGGGGAAATAGACAAATTAATGAAAGAAGCAAATTTCACAGATCCCCAAGAAGAACTAATACACAGATACATGGCCACAAACAATGAAGCCGCCAGAAAAACAATCGAACAAGAATTATTCAAGTCCGGAGTTAAAGCCGCTGTGGTACGTAGAATAGAAAAAATCATAGCCAATGAAGAATTCATGGAAAGCAACAGCAACACACTATTGGGAATTCTAGCAATTTATAAACGTATTATTGAATGTAAACTAGCAATACTGGCAAAAATGCAACAGGTTGAAAACATGGGCACATTTATAAAAACAGACGACGGTTACAAAGTTACAGCACCCGAGGGTTTTGTTGCGATAGGACACGATGGTGGTGCAGTTAAACTCGTAGATAGAATTGAATTCAGTAGAGCAAACTTTTTGGCTCCAAAACAGTGGAAAAAACCAAGCACAGCATAAATAATTACATGCGTTAGTTCGCAGAATTTTAAAAGGAAAATAAAATGGCAGTATTTACACGTACAAATGGTAATGCACAAAACGTAGTCAGCGTTGGTAACATTGCTCTAAGCACAGAAGCCGCATCTTCTGGTTTGCCAATCTCTACTGGTATTGGTAAGCCAATTCAGTGCTTTGGTATCACAGCAAACGCTACTCTAGCTGCTCAATTGGGCACAGGCGAAGCAGTAGAAACAATCCTACGTACCGTAGGTTTGAACACTACTCTTTTAGCTTACCAACTAAACACAACTCTATTGAGCGTTATTGTTGAAGAAGCTAACGTTGCAGCCGCTGACATCAGCACAGCATGTAACACAGCTCTAGCTGGTACATACACAGTTAACGTCACAGACGTTGGCTTGAAACTAGCTACTTCTTAATTTTATAAAATTAAGATCAAGCAAGGCAGCTTTTAGCTGCCTTTCTTTTTGATCGCAATAAATAACGTATATTAGGAATTAATTCTATGTCATCAGCAATAGAAAAAGAAAATTTAGAAGCGCACGTAGAATTATGTGCAGAAAGATATAAAAATCTTAACGATAAGTTAGAAAATCTCGACGATCGTATGCACAAAATTGAGTCTTTGATGCTAGAAATAAAAAGCAGTATAGAATCCAAGCCCAATGAATCAAATAAAACTATTATTGCCATTGGTACAACTATAGTGGGTGCCATGATCGGCGCAATAGTAACTTTGGTCGTACATATTAAATGAAAATCATCGAAATAGCAGGTCGTCCCGGAGTAGCAGTTAATAACGAAGAAGCAGAATTACTGCTACAGTTTGACGAGCACACTGCCAATATTGCCAGGGCAGATCTTTCAGATCGACAAGTTTTAATTGCAAATCAATTAGTCAACAAAAGCCTTTTGAAAAGGGTAAAAGAAGATGGCCGCACAGTATACAAAAAGCGAACTAGGTAAACGCTTGGTAGCCCATGCTATTCATAAAATAGATCACTGGGCCCAGATTCAATTTGATGAGCTACGTTATAAATCACAGTATCCGGTGTGCATAGAGATCACACCAAACAGTTGGATTGTGGCGCACTATGAACTGAAAAAAGTCCAAGAAAATAGATATACCTTAAAGTTAAACGACGATCACGTACACACATTTTATTCGAAACAAAGTGCTGTGTTTTACGCAGTTTTTAATTCCAAAGGCTATTTTAAGACAGGGGACAATATTCTTAAACAGGATTCTAAGGTTTTAAAGTTCAGTGATGATGTGGATCTTTTCAAAACAAAACTTTATAAAAACAAGAAATTAGACAGTTTTAAGTACGATTTGTATATGAATAGGCTCAGCGAGGCCGAAAATAGACTAAAATGCGCCCGGGCAGAATTAACAAAAACTATACACTCTGCTAAATATATGAAAGTATGGGATAATATTTTATGAACCTTAAAGAACTAACACCGCAAACCACAAAGCGTCTGAATAAAGTAATGGAAAGCCGTTTTGGTTTTGCTATTGACTACGACAATTTGTCCTATGGTAAGGCACAGCGTCTAAACGCAGCCATCAATGAGAACTTGAACAAGATTCGTCGTAGCTACGGCGTTCACACAGCAGAAAAGAATCCTAAGTATATGGAAATGCTGATGGTTCAAGAAGGTCTCAGAGCCTGGCTACAACAGCAAGATACCGTGCTTACAGAAGGCGAATTGGAAACTGCCGAAGCAGTGCTAGCTGCCAAGGACATGGTTGATAGTATCCAAGACATGATCACTGATGCTAGCAAGATGATGAACGAAGAGCTTCCTCCATTATTGGATAGTATTCGCGATCAACTTGGTGCCGCACAAGCTGATACATTTAAAAATACAGCACAGGGCGCATTGCAGGGTCTGATGGATGCATTAAACACTGCTAGAGACAGTTTAGATCAAGGCAGTCGTGCGCTAGCCGGAGAACAAGTAGCTCAACCAATGGCCATGGGCGCAGAGGTAGGTGCTGATTTAGAAGCAAACCTACCAGCAGACGACTTAGAGTCAGACGAATTTGCATCTGTGGATGCTGCCGCTGGCGGCGAAGAAGAACTTGGCAGAGAGCGTCGTTAATTGTGCGAGCCTCGGACTTTATTATTGAAGACAGTGAAATCAGTGACGAATATGCAAATGTCGTCACTGCACTGGAATTGATTTCAGGTAAAGTCAAAACTGGTAAGTTAAACACTGAATTACCCACTCAATTTATTATAAGATTGGTTCAGAATACAGGACTACAATCTTTTGACTACGATGACTTAGTAGATGCTAATTCGGCCGTAGACAGCATTAAAACTATTATCAAAAAAATTACACCAGACTCTGTTATCTTTAATACCGGTGCAGATGATCAAGTGTCTAACATAGATTCGGATTACACTCAGGCAGTGGATAATCCTGAACAGGTTGTCAGCAACATGGCCAAAAGCGCCATGAAACGTAGACAAGACTGAGTAAATACTGTATAATCAGCTAAGGAGACTAATGTATGGCCTATTCGGACAAGGTTGTGGATCACTACGAGAATCCAAGAAACGTGGGTAAATTTGATATTGATGATTCAATTGGTACTGGCATGGTAGGAGCACCTGCTTGTGGTGATGTGATGAAGTTGCAAATAAAAGTAAAAGACGGAGTAATCACAGATGCAAGATTTAAAACTTATGGCTGCGGCTCAGCGATTGCAAGCAGTTCGCTTGTTACTGAGTGGGTTAAAGGACGAACACTTGACGAGGCGGAAAAAATCAAAAATAGCGAGATTGCTGATGAACTTGCCCTCCCCCCTGTTAAAATTCACTGTTCAATACTTGCGGAAGATGCGATCAAAGCGGCTGTAGAAGACTATCGCAAAAAGCATGATCTCGTTCACTGATACCGCACGAAATAAAATAATTAAATTAATCACTGCTAAAGGCTATGCTGGAATTCGACTGGGCGTTAAAACCACGGGTTGTAGTGGACTTGCTTATGTGTTAGAATATGTCAAAGAATACATATCTGAAGTTGGTGTAACAAACTATGCACAGGAAGGCTTTGTTGTACTGGTCGGAGCCAAGGATGATGTATACCTTCGTGGGCTTACAATAGACTATGTAAGACAGGGTCTCAACGAAGGATTTGAGTTTCGAAATCCCAATGAACGTGACCGTTGTGGTTGCGGAGAAAGTTTTAGAATTTAATGATTAATCCCCCTTATAATTATACTCCGCTGAGCAGGGAATCAGTGGATGGAAAACGTCACTACTGTTTACCCGACGGTACAAAAGTGCCCAGCGTAACAACTATATTAGACAACACTAAACCGCAGGAAAAACGACAAGCACTGGCTAATTGGCGTAAGTCGGTGGGCGAACAACGGGCGCAACAGATCACTACTGAGGCCGCAAATAGAGGCACACGTATGCATGCCTATTTAGAGCATTATATAATGAGTAGAGACATGAAACCTTTGCCCAGTAATACGTTCGCACATCCCAGTTGGTTCATGGCCGCTGAAGTAATCCTACAAGGTTTAACACATGTAGATGAGTTTTGGGGCAGTGAAGTGCCACTGTACTACAGTGGTTTGTATGCTGGAACCACTGACTGTATTGGGCTTTGGAAAGGCCGCCCAGCAATCTTAGATTTTAAGCAAAGTAACAAACCCAAAAAGCGCGAGTGGATTGAAGATTATTTTTTACAGTTAGCAGCCTATGCACAGGCACATAATCATACCTATGGCACAGACATAAGGGACGGTGTTATTCTTATGGCAGTGCAACCCAAATTATTGGAAGATAACAGTTATTCTAAGCCCGAATACCTAGAGTTTGAAGTCTCGGGCGAAGAATTTGATCATTGGACAGATGAATGGACTAAACGTGTGGAGCTATACTACCTAAGTAACTAAATACATTATTAGGAACGTAGAATATGGCCATTGTACAGATATCGCAGATCAAGCATCGCAGGGGCACCAATGAAAACTTGCCACAACTAGGCAGTGCAGAATTGGGCTGGAGCGTAGACACACAGCAGTTATATATAGGTAACGGCACGCTAGACGAAGGCGCACCCGAAGTCGGTAACACAGAAATTTTAACAGAACTCAGTGCGACCCGTGGTCAAATTCCTGGCTTGCCTGCAACATACACACAGACTATTACATCTAATACTACAGCAAATATCGCATCTGCGGCCTTTGATAGTTCTTATCCTGGCACTACTATTAACTATGTGGTACAGCGTGGAACCAATGTCAGGTCAGGCTATATCAGAATCAGTCAATATCTCAGTCAGATGTCCTTTGATGAGGAATACAATGAAACCGCAGATATTGCATTTACGTTAACTGTAACGCAGATTGGCAATACCTATGCACAGCTCAGTGCTACCGCTGCCAATACTGGTGTTAGTGCAGGCATTAACGCTAACATTAAATACAGTTTCGCTAACCTTTCATTCACTTAAATTTATAAAAATCAATGTGGAATCTATTACCCAGTGAGCGTCTGCGCCATTGGCATAATTTTCGAAAAGATCTTAATAAGAAACCATTGGAGCAGGCATTGCAAGATGTTCAACATCTTTGGAGTTATGCTCCTTATGTTTCCCATTATTTGACCACTGACCGCATTGCGGAATGGCCTAACCCATGGGAACTATTGTATGAAAATTACTACTGCAATCTTGCAAAAGCATTGGGAATAGTGTATACTTTGTATCTTACAGACCATAGACCAGAAATGGAAATAAGAGTATATAATGACTTATCGACCAAGGAACAGTATAATTTAGTCTTAGTTAATCAAGGAAAATATGTTCTTAATTTAGTCCATGACGAAGTTGTAAATAAAGAACAAATCGAAAAAAATCTTAAATTATCAAAGACGCTATCTATCTTCGATTTGGGGTTGGACAAAATACAATAAAGAGAACAAGATCAATGACAGCAATTCAAGTAATCAAACGCAACGGCAAAAAAGAACCCCTAACAATTGAAAAATGGCAAGCCCAGATCACAAAGGTCTGCAACGGAACGGCTGACGTAAGTCAGAGTATGATTGAAATAAAAAGTCAACCGCATTTTTATAACGGTATGACTACCAGAGAAATCGACGAGATTACACTACGAGCCATAGTAGATTTAATTGACGTTGAAAATAATCCCGATGTTGGTCACGTCAATTATCAGTACGTGGCAGGTAAGCAACGACTGAGTATGCTACGCAAAGACGTCTATGGCAACTATGAACCACCTCACCTTTATGAAATAGTAAAGAAAAATGTTGCCACTGGTTTATATACTCCTGAACTATTAGAATGGTACTCGGAAGATGATTGGAACCGCATGAATGACATGCTGGACCACAGTAAAGACGAACAGTACAGTTATGCGGCCATAGAACAGTTAATTGAAAAATATCTAGTGCGAAATCGCGCCACTAAAGAAATTTATGAAACACCGCAGGTCCGCTATATGATAGCTGCCGCAACAGTGTTTCACAAAGAAGAGCCTAACACGGCACGTATGCGATACATTAAGGAGTACTACAATGCGGCAAGCGATGGTCTTTTTACTTTGGCTACTCCCGTTCTGGCTGGCCTGGGCACTCCTACTAAGCAATTTTCGAGTTGCGTTCTTATTCGCAGTGATGACGACCTTGATAGTATTTTTGCGTCAGGAGAAATGATGGCCAAGTATGCCAGCAAACGTGCTGGCATTGGCTTGGAGATTGGACGTTTACGACCACTAGGATCGCCCATACGTGGTGGCGAAATCATGCACACTGGCATGATACCTTTTTTAAAGAAATGGTTTGGTGATTTACGTAGTTGCAGTCAAGGAGGTATTCGTAATGCAAGTGCCACTGTTTTTTATCCCATCTGGCATCATCAATTCGATGATCTCATTGTGCTCAAGAACAATCAAGGAACCGAAGAAACCCGTGTTCGACACATGGACTATGGGGTGGTGCTTTCTGCTTTTTTCTGGCGTCGATTTAGAAACAAAGAAAATATCACGTTTTTTGACCCTAACCAAGTACCGGATCTATACGAGGCCTTCTACAAAGACACTAAGCTATTTGAAGAACTTTATATACGATATGAAGCTAGAACTGACCTCCGGACAAAAACTATGTCTGCTGAAGAAGTCTTCAAGTCAGGTATACTCAAGGAGCGAACAGACACTGGTCGCATTTATCTAGTTTTCATTGACAACGTGATGAATCAAGGTCCGTTTGACCCCGAGTATCACACCATTTATCAGAGTAACCTTTGCTGTGAAATTCTTCTTCCTACTCGACCTTTTAAGCGTCTCGATGACGATACTGGCCGCATTGCTTTGTGTACACTTGGTAGTATCAACTGGGGAGCTTTCAGGAATCCAGAAGATATGCGTCGTGCTTGCCGCATACTTCAGCGTTCTCTATGTAATATTCTTGATTATCAAGACTTCCTAAGCATACAGAGCAAACTAAGCAATGACGAAATTCAACCACTAGGTATTGGTGTTACCAACTTAGCCTACTGGCATGCCAAACGTGGTATCAAGTATGGAGAGAAGGACGCACTACAGGAAGTCAAGTCTTGGATGGAACACCAAGCCTTCTATCTTACCGAAGCAACAGTGGAACTTGCTAAGGAGAGAGGCCGTTGCAAAGATAGTAATCACACTTGGTACGGTAAGGGTATCTTTCCCTGGGAAAGACGTAGCGCCGGAGTCAACACGCTCACTGATTTTACACCTGAATTAAACTGGGAAGGCCTACGTGCAGAAATGCGAGCCTATGGTGTTCGAAATGCCACACTGATGGCCGTTGCTCCTGTGGAATCTAGTAGCGTAGTAATCAATTCAACTAACGGTATTGAAATGCCTATGAGTTTGATTACTGTCAAAGAAAGCAAGGCCGGGTCGTTTGTGCAAGTGGTACCAGAGTATCACAAATTAAAAAACAAGTATCAATTGATGTGGGATCAACGTGACTGCGACGGCTACTTAAAAACAGCGGCGGTATTGCAGGCCTATGTGGATCAAAGTATCAGCACAAATACGTTCTATAATCCTGCGCACTTTGAAAGCCGTAAAGTTCCTACTACACTGATTGCTAAAAATCTAATGCAAAGCCAAATTTGGGGCATCAAGACTTTCTACTATAGTTTAATTAACAAACAAGGTAGCAAGCAACAGGAAGAAGTAGACGTACCTTTGGAAGTCATTGACTACGACGACGTCGAAGACTGCGAATCTTGTAAGCTATAATCGGAGCCAGTGATGTTTGATTGGTACTGGTTTTTCGCCTTTTATCTATTGGTTTTGCATATTAAGCTAGCCGTACACACCATTTACATACATAGAACCATTGGTCACGGACTTTTTGTAGTTTCTAAACCTTTGGAATATGTGTTTAGATTTATTCTATGGACCGGTGGCCAACTAGGACCACGTTGGGCTGAAACTTATGCCGGACGCCATAGAAAACATCACGCTACCAGTGACGGTGAGGAAGATCCTCACAGTCCTTACAGTATGAGTCTACGTGAAATGTGTACTCAGTGGAAAGTTGATCCAGAGGATGCAAAAAAATATTGCCCTGAAGTCAGTACACCCAACGACTGGATGCAGAGAAATATGCACGAAAAATATGCCAAGTATGGACCTTGGTTTTTGCATCTAGTGGCATTAACATTGTTTGGAGTCATTGGACTTGCACTATCTATACTGATGCGCTATTTGACAAAAGATTGGTTAGCAGTGTTTTTAGGAAACTATGCTAATCATAAATATGGATTCAGCTATGCAGGTCATAGACATCCCACTGATAAGTCCAAAAATCTTTTTCCATTGGGTATCTTGCTAGCCGGAGAAGAACTACATAATAATCATCATAATTATCCCAAGGAACCAAAATTCAGCAGATACTGGTTTGAATTTGACTTAGGATATGTTTATGCTAAAATACTATGCTACCTAGGGCTGTTACAAATTAAGAAAGAACAAAAATGAGCCGACAACAATACAATTTAAATACAAAGACAGACTATCTATCACGCAAAATGTTTTTGGATCCAGCTGGTCCAGTTACCATCCAACGTTTTGAAGAAGTTAAGTATAACAAGATTGCAGATTTTGAAAAAACTGCACGTGGTTTCTTCTGGGTGCCAGAAGAGATCAGCTTGACCAAAGACAGTCAAGATTTCAAGGAAGCCAGCGATGCAGTTAAACATATCTTCACTAGTAACCTGCTTAGGCAAACTGCTCTTGACAGCTTGCAGGGTCGCGGCCCAAGTCAAATCTTTACTCCGGTCGTAAGCCTACCGGAACTAGAAGCACTGGTCTACAACTGGACATTCTTTGAAACTAATATTCACAGTCGTAGCTATAGCCATATCATTCGCAACATCTACAATGTACCCAAGGAAGTTTTCAACACTATTCACGACACACAAGAAATAGTGGACATGGCATCCAGTGTTGGCCGATACTACGATGATTTGCATAAGTTTAACTGCATCAAAGAAACAGATGATGACCCAAATAACTGTCCAGAAGAAAGCCATATCAAAGCAATTTATCTAGCACTACACGCTAGTTATGCACTTGAAGCATTCCGCTTTATGGTTTCGTTTGCTACATCACTTGCTATGGTAGAGAATAAAATCTTTATCGGCAACGGTAACATTATCAGTCTGATTCTACAAGACGAACTGCTACACAAAGGTTGGACAGCATTCTTGATCAATCAAGTGGTTAAAGAAGATCCGCGTTTTGCAAAAGCGGCACAAGAATGCCAAGAAGAAGTATTACAGATTTATAGAGATGTTATCGCAGAAGAAAAATCCTGGGCTGACTATCTATTCAAGAAAGGTCCTGTGATTGGATTGAATGCAAACATCCTCAAAGACTTTGTTGACTATACAGCAGTTGGCGCACTAAAAGATATTGGTATTAAGTACTGGTTACCTGCACCCAAGAGTACACCTATTCCGTGGTTTAACAAACACAGCGACACCAGCAAGAAGCAGACAGCATTACAAGAAAACGAAAGCACTAACTATGTTATCGGTGTAATGAGCGACGCTTTAGACTATGACGAACTGCCTGCGCTGTAATGAAAATTGTTAGAGCATTGTTTCTGGGCAGTTACAGAATCAGTCATGCCTGCCTAAGTTTACAATTCGATCATTACCTCAAGGACATAGACGCAACCTATGTCTTTAGTCCCATAGACGGTGAACTCTTAGATTTAATACTAAGAAATCACGGCATAGCTACTGATAAATTTACTTACGTATCAGACGATCTGATGAACAGTCTTTACCCCACTATGAAGAACTGGTGGTTCGACGATGATTACAGGGGCAGTTGGCTTTATCAGCAGGCATTAAAAATGGCCAGCATTGATTACATTGATGCCGACTGCGTCATGATTCAGGATCCAGATACATTCAGCATTGTGCCTTATACCTGCGTTAATCAACTAGGCCAACCCAAGTTTTTTTATCTGCCTAACGAAACTCACAGTTACGGCTACTACAAGGTCATTGAAAACAGTCTTGGTATACCAAGACAAAGTCCACATTGCTTTGTGACTGAGTTTATGCCCGCGTTCAAAGAGGATTGGTTGAGTCTCAAAGAAGCATTGATAGCAAGAAATCGCTGTGACGTATTTGATGCTATTATCAACAATGTACCGATAGAAAATGGATTAAGATGGTTCAGTGAGTATGAATATTTGGCCAACTGGACTTTGACAAGACGCCCAGTAGAACTTGTACAGCAACGTAGATTTCAATATCGTACACTTGAAGAATTGAATAATTTAACTTCTGACTATAACTGTGTCTGCGATGCAATACCCAAGTTAGAAGATAGTCTACAGTTAGACTGGGACACTAAGAAAGTCATAAATTTCGACCACATTCTTTCAAAGGTCAGTAAATTTTTATGATAAAAGTTTATAACCCAAAAATTACTGTAGACTGTTTTGCAGATTGGTTTGGCTTTACTAATAACTCATTCCAACAATCCACCGACATTCAAGAAGTTTTATCACAAGAGATCAAAATTGCTTGTGTACCCGCATTTTATAATCTGCATACCAACACGTTTAATCACGAACTATTTGATTTAATATTACTGTCCGAGATAGAAAATTGGGACATTAGGCAACTAAGACAGTGGACACAGGAACAGGGCATCAAAAATTATCTAATAGCCGCGGGAAGCATTGAAACTCCTGTGGACGGTGATAACGAAATTTATAGACCATGGTGGTGTTTTAATCTTGTACAAAAAAATAAATTTCAATGTTCTGACATAGAACCGTTATATGATTTTGATGTTTTATTGGGCGCAAGAAAATGTCATAGAGATTTTATAATGGCTAACTTTCAAGCCAACAATCTATTAGAAAAAAGTATAGTAAACTACAGAAATGTATTTCGGGGCGATTATAGAGCAATAGCCGCGGTAGACGAGCAAACCAAAAAAATACTGGATGGCAAAGAATTACTTTACCCATACGTTAGTCCTAATTTAGATCCACAGTGGGAAGTCAGACCTGAAATTACATATAACATCAGTGATATTGTTCCTTGGCAAATTTTTAATAGAACAAAATACAGTGTAATTTCCGAAACTATATGTCAGTACTCATTCTTCTTTACAGAAAAAACTACCAAAGCTCTATTCGCAAAACGCTTGTTTATAGTTTTTGCACCGCAGGGTTATTTGAAAAATTTACATAAGTTGGGATTTAGAACATTTGACAATGTAATTGATGAATCATACGATTTAGAAGAGGATCCTGTTCGACGGTTTTCTAAAGCATTTGAACAAATAAAATATCTTGGCAGTCAGAATTACAATGATGTAAAAAAGAATATTGAAAATATAGTTGAACATAATTTTAATCATCTGTACAGTTTGGAACATAAAATAAAAGACACCATGCAAAAAATGGTATATAATAAGATAGAGGAAATAAAACATGCTAACAGTATATAGTAAAGCCAATTGCCCTTTTTGCGACCAAGCAAAAAATTTATTAAAATTAAAAAATATCGAATTCGAAGAAATCAGAGTAGACCTACAGCCCGAAGCTAGAGAATTTATTGTCAGTGAAGGCCATCGCACAGTGCCACAAATTTATAAAGATGGAAAAGTTTTTGTTGAGGGCGGATTTCAAGGACTGTCCAGACTCACTGAAGATCAACTTAAGGAAAGATTGAATGCTGTTTAATAATGGATATGGCGCAGGCGAAATAGTCTGTTTTAAATTGGTCAATGGCGATGAAATCGTAGCAAAAATCGTTGAATCAACTGCCAATAAGTGGGTGTTAAACAAGCCCTGCACAGTGGTACCCAGTCATCAGGGTCTGGGGTTAGTACAGACCCTGTTTTCCGCGGATATAAATAAAAATGTAGAGCTTAAATCTGAGCATGTAATTATGCATTCGATCACGCTCAAAGCATTAGAGGATCATTATATTACCACTACTACTGGTATTAGTGTGGGTAAAGGTCCTATTATTACATAAGGAAACGTATGCCAGGTGGAGTAACAAGGGAAGGTGACTTATTTGGAATGGGCGGTGTTGTGTTTGGAAACAGCGCCAGCAATGTTACGGTAGACGGCCGCCCAGTGGCCTTGAATGGAAGTATGTTTACACCACATATTTTGTGTAGTCCAAAATCACCACAACACTGTTTTGGCGTAGTATTCAGTAGCGTCAGCGGTGTAGTAGTCAACGGGGTGGCACCACTGATACAGGGTAGCAAGGGTACCTGTGGACATAGTGTGTCCGGTGGTAGTCAGAATGTTATAATTTTGCGATAATTCATGAGAGTACCATCTTCATATGCCAATGTAGTACCCAGCGCCGATAATTCGGGTATTACTCCTCTGCATATTGCCTTGGCCAATACCATGACAGGTGCTCCAATTAATGCCAGTAATAGTCCTATTCTTGTTAACAAGGCCTTTTTAGACACTATGACGGTATACGTGGACAGTGGAGTTCTCAGTCCCACAGTCTATGAATCTAGACCTAGTACAAAGCTGACATTCGAAGCCAGTGGTCTACAGGGCTATAGCTATGTAGCTGAAGGTCAGGATGTTTATCTTTATAGGCGTGCTCCGGACTGTGGCGAAGATGAAAATAGAACAGAAAAAGTTTTAATAGGCAATATTAGTTCAATTAGTGCGCAGTTAGGTAGAATATTATTTACGTATTATGGATCATTGGTACGTGGAGGATCTGCAGCCAGTGGCGCAGGTGGACCCTATGGCACAGGCGGCCTAACCAGTCCTTATCCAGGGTCAGATGGTAGTCCTTATAACACCGACACTGTTTCTACTAGTTACGATAGTTTTCAAGGCAATACCACAGTGCCATATGGTGTACCAGGTCCACGCGGGGGCATACTATGACAGTTGACTCCCGATATGTTGGTGGCGCAAAAACACCAAGCTATATATCAGTGCCCAACGGACAGGTTGATGCCGAAGGTGGCGCAGGCGCAATCACAGTGGCCTTACCACAAAACTTTGACATACCTTCACAGAGCGGTGTTTATTCAGGCAGTCTTAGCAGTCTGGGTAATTTGGTAAACATGCAACTGAATACATCTAATACCTATCTGTTCTATGATGCTATCAGCGGAGCGGATGCAGATCCCAATCAAGTAAATTTTGGATTTCCGCTGAGACAGAATATACAAATACAGGTCAAGCCATACTTGTTAGGGTATTTTAGGCAGTACTGGAAAAACCCGGCAAGTTGTACATTTGGAGCTAACACTGCTATCCCTGCATTAACTGGAGCAATGCCGGCGACCAGTGAATTCAGTGACATGCAAGGCAATTTTGTTTTTTACGTTGATCAACAGATATCTAGATTATTAGGTCCATCTGGGGGTTTTAACTTTGATTTCTTTTACAGTGCATTCGGCCAACTATTGGGGTGGGTGGATATCAGCAATAAGTATCTCTTACAGATGCGACAGGTAGAACAAAGAAACTTGGCCTACTATGGATTTAAAAGTTATGCAGAATACGTAACACAGGATTTGATCAAGTATCAAAACGGCCAAGCACTGAGACTGTGTTTTAAAAATATAGGTAAAATGACCCAGGCCATTGGAGAAGGACATTTCGGATCTCCCGCGGCAGTGGCCAAAGTCTTAATAGATAATAATCTTGGATACATAGGTGATTTAAGCAAAAAATTATATTTGGCCGGTGTAGTCTATGATGATATCTATAATGAAGATTATAGATTGTTTATAACAAATATACTTTTATCTATTGCAGATCCCGCAGACTTACAGGTCATACAAGACACTATAGGTAGTCAATGTGTGGCATTAAGAAATCTAATAGACTATACTTCAATTGAATCAGTCAGCGGCCTAAAAAATGACAGCAGTTTTGCTAACTTAGAAGAAGTTGGTAAAGATCTTTATCTTAAGTTTCCCGGAGTGGCATTTGAAACTGGCGATGCATTAGTTAACCTAATAGATGAAATTGAAAACATTCCAAGTTCAACCGTGGAAGATATTGCAGGCACAAACACATTATTAACACAAGAAATTGTTGATAATTTTAAAAAGTATTTGCCCTTGGCCGAGGGCAACGATCCTATTACATTAATGAACGTAATCGGAACGCCATCAGGCTACTTAAACGATTATATGAAATTAGTAGTTGAAGGCGTAGATGAACTTTCTAAAACAAAATATGGTCAACAGTTGGCAAATGCACTTATGGAAATTAGCAGGACCGGTGCAGCCATACCTCTAAACAGTGCAGAAGAACGGGCCGCTGAAAGATATGTTCCTGTTCCCCCACCGCAGTATTCATCCGACGAATCGGGAACATATCAAGTCGGTGCCGGTGGCCCTGGTTACTGGGAAGTACAGTGCAATGCAAAAAAACAAGCCTACTATGATTTACTGAATACTATCGCCGCAGACACAACAGAAAACATTCCGGCAATACTAGATAAGATTAATTCAAATTATTACGAGGCCTGTAAGCTATTGCGACGAGAAATTAAAAATTATTCCAAAGCAGGTATTTCGGTAACACCTTTTGGTTTTAATGGACAAATTTTTAGCTTCGTGGAGAATCTCACAGGCTTTGGAATCGACAGTGCCAATATAGGCACAGCCTATATGCTGTATAATATGGCACAGGATAACCAAGCAGGCAACCTGCTAAAAACCATTTTGATACAGGCCAGAAACGATCAAAGTTTGACCGACGCAGGTATCAAATTGAACGGTCCAGTGTGAGTAAACTACTCATATAATTTGATTTTTTTCCAGAAATTCTGTATAATAAGCTACTTTATACCGTAAAGTGGGCACTTAATAGCCATTGACTTTAGGTATATAAATTACACTCTTAAAGAAGGAGAAGAAATATGGCTATAGAACACGCTATATCAAATCGATACTATACTGGAGTGATAGTACTGGCTAGAACCCTTTTAATTGGTCTAGCATTGATTTTGGCAGCAACCATGGTAACGTCTATTACTACAAATAAAATAGACAGCCTACGCGAACAGATTGCACAACAGAACACAGGAATGGTTCCAATGTCTGACAAAATGAAACAATTGGATTGTCTTACAAAAAACATTTATTGGGAAGCCGCCAGCGAGCCTTTTGAAGGTAAGGTAGCAGTGGCTCAGGTTACAATGAACAGAGTTCAAGAAGGAAAATTCGGAAACGGCGTCTGTGGAGTTGTTTATCAAAAAAATATTTTTTATGAAAAAGTAGTATGCCAATTTAGTTGGGCCTGCGAAAACACACATCGAATAAAACCCGTGAGTCCTAGACTTTATGCAGAAAGTCAAGAAGTAGCAAAAAAAGTATTGTTTGAAAATTTTAGACTGCCTGGGCTGACCAGCGCATTGTACTATCACGCAACCTATGTTAACCCTGGCTGGCGCAAACAAAAGATTACCCAAATCGGCCAACACGTTTTTTATAAGGATTAACAGTGACTACATTTACAGAACTAAAGTTTTTTGTGTTACTTAAAAAATTCTTTTTGGAACATATTAAAAAACTAACAGCAGAAACGCTGGGTTGGCTAGCGGCAATTACTCTACATCTCAGCACAGTGCCTTCCTTAGTGGCACTGATGACCGGACTAAGCGATAAAACGCCGGGACTGGATGTAATTGCGTTTATCTACGCAAGTTTAATCTTGTTATTTGCTAAAGCAATAATTATGAAAGATCAGTTAAATATTATTACAATAGGTGTGGGCTTTATCTGCCAATCGGCGGCTATGGCATTAATTCTGTTTAAATAATATTATGAACTATTTCCAGTTACTGGATAAGCTAGACGGACTGTATCTCCGTCTAGAAGGCAAGAAACTTACAGCTGATCAAATCGCTGGCAAAATTAAACGTGCTATTCCGTTTGATAACTGTAATATATTGGCAGTCAGCACTATTAATATCAGTAAATCAATTGATGTTAGCGGACAGTACGACCCGGACTGCGACGAGGATGGGGAAACAGCCATAGACATAGAACTGATATTCCCACGTCGCCGTCGTAAACATAAACAGTTTACATTTAGTGACACGGATCTTAATAAAGATGCTTGGCACTATATGGTAGTAGATGTTTGTAGTGTACTGGGACACGAGTATATTCATCAAAGTCAATTCAGGCGCAGAGACTTTAGAGATGGCAGATACTATCGTAGTAATCATAAAAATGCCAGCATAAAAGAAAATCAAGAATATTTTGGTATACCCGACGAAGTAGATGCTTATGCATTTACAGCGGCCGCGGCCATGGCTTATAATCTTTGGAAAAATCAAAAACCTCTGGCTTATAAAAAAACCAGCGTATATCAAATATATTCTGCAATATTTGACAAGCGCGATCCAGTAATGTTAAAATTAGAACGCTTGAGTAAAAAATATTATAAACGTTTGGAGCAACAATACTATGACACATACAACTGAACCGGTTATCAATGAGGACTTGTTCGATAATATCGAAGACACAGACTATATTTTTGTCGTAGGAGAAGATGGTAACTTAAAAAGTATTTTGCTACCTGATGAATTTGAAAGTCAAATCACACCTGAAAATGTTGAAAAGATACTAGGCATTTTTCAAGTGAGCGCCGTTCATTCTGCTACAATTCACTGATATGAAACTTAAAACTTGGTCCTTACAAAAACCAGAAACTATATTTGATCCAGCCAATCGAGAACATAGATTGGCTTACTTAAATTTTCTCAAAGACAAAAGTTGGAAAACAAGCAAATATCGTTTTATTTTAGAAGACGACCATCATGATGTTCCATATTCGATTAATAATAAATTAATTGAATATTATATGGGACGCGAATTTAGTAAAAAGTAATACTCTAGTACTACCTTTAATACCCCGCCAAATTGATGGGGTATTGCATTTTATTCATTTTGGTGTTATAATAACATTATGATGAAACGCAAAGCCCGCAGTGACCGTAAACATGCCGTGTATATGTTAGCAAACACTAACACCGGCGAGTACTACATTGGTATTACAGTTTGCGGCCAGCAACTCAAAAAAGCCATCAAAGTTCGTATGCAAAAGCACGTTCGTCGTGCCCTTACAGAGGGCAAGGACTGGAACCTGTGCCGCAACATCCGCGAACACGGTGCAGAAGCTTTCGAAATGGAAGTTATTGCCACTATACGTGGCCGCAAAGCCGCACATAACATGGAACGTGGCTTGATTTCTGAATTGTGTCCCCCACTGAATCAGTATTAAGTACTACAAAATTTTGGTTGACTGAAATTCGCAATTTTGCTATAATATTGATATCGTAACAAAGGAGCTGTCATGTACTATCGTGTCCGTAAACCTGTTCAACTTGATGCAGTCCAACAACCGCGTATTGATGCTTTGCTGGCCCTGGTCAGCAAATTGGGTCGCAATGACGCAGAGTTTGCGCAGAGTCTCGCCGGCAATTTTCGTACTTGGGGTCGACTCAGTGACAAGCAACTCCAATGGGTAGATACTTTGACCCAACGTGCCAATGCGCCGGCTCCCCAGCCTGCTCAGCAGGTCAATGTTCAAAAAATTCAAGACCTTTTTGCAGTGGCCGCACAGAAACTTCGTCGTGTCAAAGTGGCTGTGCAGACTGTGGCGGGTCAAAAGGTTGTGTTCAGTAAAGCGGGACCTGCCAGCAAATACGCAGGCCAGATCCTTGTTACTGACGGCGGGCCGTTTGGTGCTAACAAGTATTTTGGTCGTATTGACGTTAACGGCGATTTTTATGCTACCCGCAGTGCGGTAGCAGATGTAGAATCTGTGATCAAAGAGTTTGCAGACAATCCTGCCGAAGTCGCAGGCAAGTATGGCAAGCTCACTGGTGGTTGCAGTTTCTGCAATCGTAAGTTAGATGATGACCGCAGTCTGGACGTTGGTTATGGTCCTGTTTGTGCAAAACGATTTAATCTTGCATGGGGTTAATATGCGGTACGAGTTTTTTGTAAAATGCAGTGAGTGCGGTGAAGAGCATACCACAGATGAAGTAAAATTTGTGGATGTAGCAGAAGACCAAGAAGGTCGTGACGTAGGATATTTTATTTGTCCTGTAACAGGTGAAACTACTAAAAGTTTGGTGTATAAAAAATGAGTGTAATGAGCAATCTACATATGGATATTCAAGACATGTTGGAACAGGGCCACAGTCCCTGGGCGACGGCACAGACTTTGGAAGTACCTGTGAGCTGGGTCTACGAAGTCTATGAACAGTTGACTGAGGACATGCCTGATTCCCCCGAGATGACCGATGGTGAAATCGATAAAATGGCCGAATATTATGGACACGGACAGGAGACATATTGTGAATTTGATTAATCGTTATCTGCACTTCACACACAGGGAAATTGATAATTTTCTAAAATGGGTAGCAACCATTGTAACCTTGGCTGGTGCCATCTTGACTAGCCTGGCCATAGACCCTTATAATGTTTATTTGCTGAACACAGGTGCGTTGATTTTTCTAGTATGGGCTGTGCGAATCAAAGATAGTGCTATGATTGCAGTAAACGCAGGTCTGTTAACGATCTACGCTGTGGGCACTATTAGAGCACTTATCCAAAACTAGCCAAGGAACTGAAATGAACAATCGACAAGAACTTTATACTATTACATGGCGTCAGGAATACACAGACTGGCACAATGAACTCGCAGATCCTGTGGAATTAGCTTTACTGGACAGCGATTACAGTGAAGCTCGTAGAGTAATCGAACAGATTAAAAATTTACGATGACGCACACTTACGTAGTTAGCTGGGATTGTCACGGCCTAGAAGCCTGCATCAACATTTCTGAAATAGAAAAACGTAAAACATGGGCCGTTCTCAAAGGTAATGACATCACCAGAGATCCGGACATAAATCAAATTCTCACAATGTTGACTCTAAGAGCCAGATATAACAATCAAAGACACTACGAAATCTATGCCATAGACACCGATGACAGCGTCACTGACAGTGATCTCAAGGCGATGTTTGACAGCGATCCACAGTCTAGTGCAGATTTAATCAGAGTCCGTGGTCGCCAGCTTTATAGCGATAGACGCAGAGAAGATAACATAAAAATACGCTGAGCCTTATATTCAAATCCCGCTAAATATGCTATAGCGGGATTTTTTATGACTCGACAAATTATTAATATCGGAACTGGGCCAGACAGTTATACTGGCGATAACTTAAGAACAGCATTTACAAAAGTAAATGACAATTTTGCACAGTTATATGCAGGCAATGTAAGAGCTAATACTTCAGTTAATATTTTAACTGCAAACGGCGTGGCTACCAATGGTAATGTCAACACTGGTAATGTAAACGTACAATACCAAATTATTTCCAGCGGCAATGTCTCTGCGCCGTATTTCAATGGCAATGGCAGAAATTTAACTGGTGTGCAAGTTACTGCTAACCTTGGTAATTTAATAATAGACGGGCCCACTAATCAGACTATCACAGGAACAACAACGGGATCAATGGCGTTACGTCCTTATTTGAATTCTGGTCTGGCTATGATTTTAGAAAGTAACGTAGCGGGCTCATTTGGTAATCTGTTTTTTGGTGCTTTTCAAAATAATTTATCTACCATCAGTACTCAGCAGACTAACAGCAATCTTCAACTGTCTGCAAATTCAGCCAGAATCATACTAAACGGGCAGTCCAATAAAATAGGTTTTAACACTAATCCTTCTACTGGATATGATTTCACATTCGACGGAGATATATCTGCCAGATCTTACTATGCCCGAGAAAGTTTCCCGGTGGGCTACAGTTTTACGACTCCGTTGGGCGACACAGGTTTTAGTCATAGCTATGATACTACACAGGGCAATATTAGCTTAATAAAAATACGTCACGACAGCAATGCTGTGGCTAGATTCTACGAAAACTTAACTACTATTTTATCTGGCAACTTAGTTGTAAGCCAAACAGGCAATATATTTGGTTCATTTCCCAATGCTTTTATTCAAACATACAGTAATGTAAATTCATACAGTCAACTAGTATTACAAAATAAAAACAACGGCGCATTGGCCAGTACCGATCTAATTGTCACTGCTGGTAATGGTAACGACAGTGCATTTTTTGGTGATTTTGGTATAGCCAGTAACACTTATGCTTATCCTGGCTACGGCATTATTAAACCCAATGACGTTTATTTGATTGCAGTCAGTGACGATATCACGGGCCCTGGTAGCAGTGACAGTGGTAACTTGATCTTAGGTACTACCAACGGTAATATTAAATTCTTCATTGGCCCGCCGGAAGATGCAAATATTGCCGCAACTATCAATTCTACTGGCGTTAATATTGCCTCCACCTTAGGCGACTTTGTATTCAATCAAACAGGTAATCTATCAATGCCCATGGGCGGAATTATACAAGTAAGCGGTGGCATTGTTGCCGGCCCGATTATTGCTAGCCCTGCTCCTGTTATTAGTGGTTTCAGTAGCATTAGTGCCCAAAGATTTACAGCTACGGGCAACGTAATTGTTGGCAATGCTTATGTGCCGTCTACCGCCAGCAGTGCTGGTAGCGCAGGCCAAATTGCCTACGATAGTAATTATGTTTATGTCTGCGTGGCCACAAACACGTGGCGCAGAGCTAATCTGTCAACTTGGTAAGATTAGATTTGATTTGTCCTATGTTTTACTATAAAATATAGGACATTTTCTTTTAAATATACTATGCTTTTTGGATACTTTACTTTACTTGTGGCCTTGATAATTGAAACTGTGGGTGCGTACTATAGCGTAACTGGTTTGGCCGCAATCTTTTCTGGAGCAGTGATACCTATTCTTATCATGGGCGCCAGTCTAGAAGTTGGTAAAGTAACCGCCGCAGTTTGGTTAAAACTTAATTGGGAACGTGCTAGTATAGCCTATAAGATATATTTGGTGCCCGCAGTGGCATTCTTAATGCTACTAACCAGCATGGGTATCTTTGGTTTTTTGAGTAAAGCACACAGCGATCAAAGTTTGGTCAGTGGTGACAGCGTAGCCCGGGTAGCAATCTATGACGAAAAAATTAAAACAGCCAAGGATAATATTGAAGCCAATCGTCGTGCGCTCAAACAAATGGACGAGGCTGTGGACCAGGTTATGGCTCGAAGCGATGATGAAAAAGGTGCTGACAAAGCAGTTGCCATCAGACGTAGTCAAACCAAGGAGCGCACCCGAATACTGGCAGAGATTGAAGTGGAGCAGAAAAAAGTTTTCCAACTTTCCGAAGAGCGAGCACCACTTGCGGCTGAGTATCGTAAAGTCGAAAATGAAGTGGGCCCAATTAAATACATCGCGGCGCTTATTTACGGTGACAACCCTGATGCTAATATTCTTGAACGGGCGGTACGTTGGGTCATTATCTTAATTGTTGCTGTGTTTGATCCATTGGCGCTGGTGCTAATTTTGGCCGCACAGCAAAGCATACGTTGGGCACGAGAAGAACAAGAACAACAAACCTACCCTACTATAGCAGATTTAGACCGTGATGTTGGAGAACCTCCTACCACAGAAGAATTACAGTTACAGGAGGAACATAGATCTGGCGAGATCACCAAAGATACGCAGGCCGAGCAATCGGAAGGAGAACCTGTAACTAGTCAAGATCCGCATCCACCCGGTTGGATGTTCACAGATCCCGGAGAACATCCGCGAGATACATTAGAGTACGAACAACCACAGGTTGAACAAGAACCTTCAGTGGAGGATAAGCCACCAGTGGACCGATACGCTTATCTACAACAACCTTTTGTACATTTCAAAGATTTAAAGCCCATGGTAGCTAGAGTGGAAGAATTTCAAGCTATCCAAAACGAATTAAAGATTACACCCATCTCAGAAATGCCCGACGAGTTCAGAGTTCCACAAGGTGCAGTTGAAACAGCTATTGAGTCTGAGGTAAGCACTCAGCAACCTGAACCGAATATACTAGCAGTGGGTGTTGATGTCGTT